AACAACTCGCTCTTTATGTTCATGCGATTGAGCTTGTAGGCCCTTTTCAGGGCCGACCGAAACCATACTATTGACAAAATCATATAAACTTTCACCAACATCATATAAATTATTTTTAATATTATTTTTGTTAATCCTTTTAATAATGTTGTAGATTACGGATTAATATTGTACAACATTTAAACTTAGTTTTAAGACTTAGAGGTCTGAACCCATATAAAGCAATACCTCGTGTGTTCGTTTAAGCACACCAGTAAGATCAGGATATGGTTTAAAATAATCTGGATAAAACAAGCCCATACATTTTTCATATGTAAATAACTTTGTTGCATCAAAATCTAAGTAGATCTGTTCACCGTCTACTTCACAATTGCCTTGTTTTAGTAGATAGCAATACTCTACAAATTTTTTCCTAAATTTATCAAACACAACTTCACCATGTGGTGCGGCAAATAATAAAGTTTGATTAAACCGGGAAAGTTGATCTTCAACATTCAAAGGATCACTCTCACTCCATCGAGCCACCTCAGTAATTGTATCCATGGCAATAGGAGCCAAATATATATTGAATTTATTGTGTTTTACAAAATTGCGTTTCAAATATGTTACATCTTCTAATCCAACATAAGGTAAACTTATTTCGCCTTTATCCGCAGCTGTATAAGTAATATTTATCTTAGCTAGAGTATCGCGCATACTAAACATATTAAATTTCTCTCTCACGCGTCGCGATACTGCGGCGAAATTATCATCACCAGTAAAACTAGCGGACACATTCTTATGGTAATCAACTAAATCATTAGCAACAGTTTCTAAATAAACATAACGAAAATACTTCATGTTTCTAATATTGTTGAATGGTGTCGTGCCAGGATGGCCTGACTTATTACTAGTAGTTAAATACACGTACGAATCTAAGAAGTGATAAGCAGAAACGACAGTAATAGCTATCACATATCGAATTTTTGCATTAATAGGACCATCATTATAAAACGCATTAGCAGCTTTTGCACAAGCTATTGCGTCTTGTATATTGGCTCCGCCATCATAATCCTTATAATCGCCCAAGATGAAATCCAAACCTACAACCAACATACGTTTGATCAAATTGGTCCATTCAATACTATCCGGATTTATGCCAATTCCCATCTCGCCCTCAACAAATGTGGTTGAACAATGAGCAAAGAACATACCAAAATATTGTCTCATAACTATAGACAGGTCTAAAGGGCCAACTTGAAACACTCGGGTTTTGAAAGCCTTAACCTTCCCTATAGGACGACACTCATCTTTCAATGTATCCACAAAATAGGTTGGGGGTATTTGATTTCTCTTTGCACACTCAATACGATATTCCACCATTTTTCTTAACGTATCTTTAGCTTTTAAAACTTTACTTAAATTAGGTAGAACTTCTATATCAAGCCATGGTGTTTTATTTGTAACTTTTGCCAATTTAACGAAAGGGAAACCGGCAGATGTAGTTATATCAATTTGTTTCATTCCATCTATACCATTCAACGCCTCGTCTATAGACAAGATACGTTTTTCAGAATATAACCACTTAGAATCCCAGGACATAATAGACGAATTAATATGATCTTGAATAATTTGCATCTTACGCTTCGGAATCATATCGCTATCTTTTATAGTTTTCTGTATACCCAATAATATTGGTGAATATTCAACTCCGTCAATTGTCTCTTTATTTAATTTGGCAGGCATTGTCAAATTGGGACCAAAATCTTCTGCCATTAAATCAAACACTACACTCTTTGAAATCCGAGTTCTATTAGGAAGATTCACTTTATAAGACATTATTTTATTATTTCTTACAAAATTGCCAACTCTACCTAAACCGGTAAAATCCAAGCATTGAGCAGCAGCCCCTAATCCAGTGACAGGGTTTTCTGGTATAACATAAATTTCATCATCTAACTTAACCACAGGATTAAAATAGGCAAAAACCTCTTCTAAATCTTCTCGAAATATGGGACTTGCTATACCATGTTGTCTTTCTTCATCAGCAGCACCGTGCATCCCGATAAAAGGAGCGACAACGCTTGGATCTTCATGAGATAAAA